TGGTAAATATGATATTGTAGCCAATCCACTTAATATTTCTCCTGGAAGAATAAAGGAACTTGTTAGATGCCTGGAGAATGAGTACAAGAATAGTGCTTCTGAATTCAACTGGTCTGTATATGGGCTGGGATTAAAGGCTGAGAGGCCCAACCGGATATTTAAATGGCAGGAAATACCACCAACCGAATATGAAGCAATAGAGGCGGCTGTTTATACTGGTTGCGATTGGGGTAGCGTTGATCCATGGGGCATTATTGACGTCAAGTATTACGATGGCGGTCTTTATCTCAGGGAAAGGAATTACCTAAGTGAAAACGAATGGAGGGCAAAGATGACGCCCACAGAACTGGCCCAGATAAACGGCGCCGAAGAAGGTATCGTTACATGGATGTTCAAGAAGCTGGGTATACCAACAAGCCGTGACATCATATGCGACACTAACAGGAACAGTAAGATATTAGCGCTATACAATGCAGGATGGGACTATGCAATGCCAGCAAACAAAAAACCAGGTTCAATACTTGACGGTATAGATGTGCTTCAAAATCTACGGGTGTATTTCACATCCGATTCTTTAAACCTCAAATATGAGCAGGAGAATTACAGCAGAAAGGTTGTACAGGGTATTATCCTAGAGGAGCCTGAAGATACCAATAATCATGCAATAGACTGTGTGCGAATGGTTGGATTGCATTTGCAAATGATCGGCGTAATAAGTAAAATTTAACTCATGATAATTCTACAAAATGTTGTTTCCATCGTTATAGCATGGATTGTAATAAAGGTCATAGAAGCAGCAGTAATCACATGGCAAAAAAGAAATAAAAGCAATATTGCTAATTAGAAATATAAAATCCTATCTTTATCCCCAAATCTTGGTCTTTTGGGGAATCAAAATAGCTTTACCAATAACCTTTTTGGCGCCATATCTGGCTTTCAAGGCAACCTTGTCCGCCCCGCCCCCGACTTCATTCCTCTTGATGGTTCCGGCAAAACATTGCAATTAACCAATACTACTGCCAACTGGCTAGGACTACGTTCCAGGAATATGCAATATTGGGCCTACGTTTATTGCGCACCTCTTTCAGCGGTGATCGATAAGCTTGCTGACTGTGATATCAACGGCGAATTGGAAGCCCTCAAGCAGGATGGAACCGAAGACTACAGCCAATCAGCAACGGTAAAGCGGCTGATGCGATTACTTAGCAAACCAAACCCTTTACAGTCATGGGATGAATTCAGGTCCGAGCAGGTAGCGTACAAAAAGATATTCGGCTTTTGTCCGGTCTGGCCAATACTCGGGCCCGGTATCAGCGATCCCACTTACGCAAAAACGATATGGAACATTCCTCCATGGCTGGCAACTCCTCAAATAAATACTGAATTCTCTATCTACTCCACCGAAGGCTCACCTATCAAGGAATGGACAATATCCATCTTCGGTAAAGCGGTGCACATCCCGGGAGAAAAGATAATGATGCTGACCGACGGATCGGTCAAAGACAGCGGCAATCAATACATGCTGCCCTTGAGCAAGGTGGCAGGCCTTGATTACGCTGTCTCTAATTGCTGTTATTCACAGGAGGCCGATAATGTTCTCCTCCGCAAAAAAGGACCGATCGGCGCCTGGGTGCACGATCCCAGCCCTGACAGTGTTAAGGGTTATCTGCCGATGAAGAAAGAGCAAAAAGATGAACTACAGGAAGACCTTGCCGGCTACGGTCTAACATGGGATCAGTTTCAGCATTTAGTCACTCGAAACAAGGTTAAATATGAATCTGCAGGCTATAATATAAGGGACCTAATGACTAAGGAAACCTATAAACAGGGAGCAGGAGCAATATGCGATAAGTTCGGGATGCCTTCAGAGGTAATGAATTTCGAGCAGGCTAAATACGATAATCGTGTGCAGGCCGAAAAATTCCTTTATCAAAACAATGTCATCCCTGGAAGCATCCGCGACATGCGCGTTTATACCAACTTCTTCGGCCTAAATAATCTCGATACACCAGTAAAGCTTCGGATGGATTACTCAGAACTTCCCATCCTTCAAGAAGACCAGGTAGATGCCGGTAAAGCAATGAAATCAAACACTGAGGCAATAGATATGCAGTACAAGCAAGGGTACATAACCAAGAACCAGGCGCGCAAGGCTATGGGTATAGATACGGTTGAAGGTGAAGATTACTATTATAAGGATTCGCCTGAGTATAAAAATTCAAATACCAATAAAGAAAATAAAGATGCAAAAGCTAACCAGGGAGCAGCTGTCGCAGCTTAAAAAGCGGTCAGCCCCTATAAACTACGGAACAGTATCAGTCAACGAGTGCGGAATGCTGCAGGAGCGAAATAACTTGCTCGACCAGCGTATTGTCGAGGGGTACGGTTGTATATGGGGATCAAAAAATGATTATGGCGAAATAGTTGTAAGAGGCGCATACACTAAATCCATAAAAGATAATGGACCTGGCAGCAATAGCAACTACCAGATAAAATTTCGCGACGAACACGGCCGCGCCTGCGCACTGTTTGAGGTCCTGATTGAAGACGAAATTGGGCTTTACTTTAAAACAAAGCCGCTTGACAATGTTCAATGGTGTGATGATCTTCTCGTTCAACTAAGGTCAGGAACTATAAATAATTTCAGCAATGGGTTTAAGTTTTTGTGGGATCGTATAGAGTATGACGCCGAACAGGATGCCCTGGTGATATTGGAAGCGCGATTGTTCGAGATAAGCGCCGTAGCTATACCTGCCGACATGGAAACCTTCGCGATGCGTTCTAACGAGAACAAAGAAATTTTATTCTAACTTTGCCTCATAAGGTGCAGTTAGATGCACGTAAGATATTTGCCCGCTATAATTCACTTGTCCCAACAGAGCCGCTAGAGCAAAGACAACAGCACTCTGATCTCCAGGACACGCCGAAAGCAGTAGGGATTGATTACTCAGCGATACGCGCTGAAATTTCTCATCATTCTTTACTCTTAATTTAAAAACAATGATCAAGTCACATTTGCACTTTGGCAATGCGCCTAAGGTATATAGCCGTAGGTTCCCATCACCAAATTACGCTACAAGAGCGTATAAGACTGACGCAGAACTTTCTCAGGAAAGAACAGCACTCATCAGCGAAATACAAACAAAATTCACAACCGAACTTGAGCAGCGCGGTTATGTTGCCAAGGATAAAGTAGAGGAAATATCGAAAGAAACCTTCTCTGCACAGTTCAAAGACATTCCCCTCGAAGGCCTTCGCGCACTGGCTAAGCTGGACGCAGACGGATCACCAGAGATCATGAAGACCCTGGCCACCCAAGGTGCCAAGATCCTCGAACTGGAGAATCGCGGTGGTGGTAAAGAGTCATTATCTATCCGCGCCCAGGTTAAAGAGTGGGCAGAAAGGAACAAAGAGGCGATCACAACTATCGTAGGTGGCACAAAAGCCAACCTTACCCCGCTTGAGATCCGCGTTAACTCTCCTATGACACCATCAAATACCTACAGCGCAGGAACATATCTTCCGTTCCCTGAACTGTTACCAGGTATTAATGAGATCGTAAGGCCTCAGCCTACCTTCTGGGATTACATCAAAAAAGGTTCACGCAACAGCGCAGCGATCGTATTTCTGAACAAAACAACGCCTCTTGGCGCCGCCGGATTCATCGGCCCTGGCGTTGCAAAGCCGGGCATTTCTTTCCAGATCGAAAGTCAAACATCTGCAGCCAAGAAGATCGCGGCCTCTGAAAAGGTAGCGGTTGAAATACTTCAGGATATCGACGGCTTCGCTACATGGCTGGAGCAGGAACTTTCTTACCAGGTAAGGCAAAAAGCAAACCTGACACTCATGTCTGGCGCCGTGTCTTCAACGTCTCCTGCAGGTATTCAGACCCTCTCTGTTACATTTACTCAAACTGGTATTGCCACAACCAATCCCAATAACTGGGATGCGCTGATCGCTTGCGTTGCACAGCTTCGCGCCGGTAACCTGATGGGCAATGTAACCGCGTTTGTAAACCCTATTGATTATGCAAACATGAAACTGACCAAGGCTATCAGCCAAGGCCAGCCATTCATCGCGCCTGATCCGGGAGTGAAGATCGTGGAAGATAACAATATCCCTGTTGGATATGTACAGGTAGCCATCCTGGACTACTACAAAGTGGATATCTATAAGGGCTATACAGTAGCCTATGGCTGGGAAAATGATGATTTCACAAAGAACCTGATCACCGTTATCGGTGAGATGAGAATTCACCAGTATTTCTCTACGAACTACACAGGTGCGTTCATCTACGACACCTTTGCGAACATCAAAACAGCCATTACAGCAGTGTAATTTTTCACCGGG